TGATCCACATCCGCACCTTCTGGTTGTGAATCGTTTTGCTTTCCCTCTTCTACAACTTCTTCAACAACTTCTTCAGTCTGAGGATTATCTATTTCCCATTGTCTAACTAGTTCAAACATTTTATCACCAGGAATGTTTTGATCAACTAGACTTCTTATATATTCTTCTTTTGTCATTTAATTTAATTTTGTTGGTTAGCTTCCATAAACTTATCCGCTTTAGCTTTTCTTGCTTCTTCTAAATCAAAAACCGCCGCGTCTTCTTCTACACTAGGTAGTTTGTTTGTTAAAAATTGTTTTAAATAATTGTTGATAAAATACTCTTTATATTTATAAGCAAATCTTTCTTTTTTATCTTGATACAATGGTAAATCAGTTTCATATATCCATGAACTTTCAGCAGCGTTAGCGTTTTGCACCATCTGAGCATCTTCTTCTACGCTAGTTCCTTTAGATAAGTAAACGTTCCAAGCAGCAATAGCTTCTTGCTCAGCTGATAACATACCTGCAACTTCAGCATTTATAAATGGATTTAATTTTTTTTCAATTTTATCCATATCATATCTTAATACGTTTCTACCTTTACCACCACCAATATCTATTATTTCATAATCAAGTTCACCATTAAATTTTACAGCAAACTCTTCTGATATTTTAGCGCCAGCTGACAACTTACCGTTTTCACCTACCATATCAGGAGAAAACAATTGTGATTGAACTAACAATTCAGACATACTAGCGTCTATATCTGGCGTTTCTACAACCATAGACGTATCAGAATCTAGCAATGTAGATAAAGCAGAACTGTTTATAATTAAAGGTTTTTCAAATAAAGGACCATCAAACATTAATTCTTGATTACCGTTTTGTAATAAATCTAATGATACCATGTAGCCATCAGTTCTAGAAAATCCAGGTTTTTCAGTCATAATAGCATTAGCAATCATAAACCCATAGTAATTATTAGGATCATAATTTCCAGTTTCAGTAACACTTAACTCACTCATTACATTTTTAAGAAACTCTAAAGAAACTTCAGGAGCTCTTTCAAGTATGTTTATTTGCTCGTTTACATCAATACAATCACCACATTTGTTTTGTTGTATAGCTGTTTTTAGTCTAGCGTAATATTTTCCAGTATCTTGATAAGCTCTATCTAATATTCTAAACTCAATATCAACGTCAGAAGATATGTAACCTGGAATATAAGCCATGCTATCGCTTTGTAATACTTGTTGTATTAGAAGATTTATTTGAATATTTTTGTTTTCCATGTTATTTATCTATTATGAACCACTGTTACCACCAAAAGCAGATCCGGCTACAGAAGCTATACCACTTATTGCTCCTGTTAAAGCCCTTGTTTGATCAGCACTAGCTTGAGCTTGTACACCTTGCATGTTATCTATTTGGCCCTGTAATCTATTTAACTGACCCATTTCTCTTTGTTCTCTTTGACCAAATACAAATTGTTTTCCAGCAGCATCTAAGTTTTGCATTCTTTTTTCTTCAGCTATCTTAGCATCTTGTAGTCTTTGCTCGCCAGCAGCTCTTTTGTCTTCGTTAGCTTTTTCTTGTTGTTCTATTCCAGCTGCAACGTTTTGCTTAGACTGTAAAGCAGCTTGAGCTAATGCAGTAGCGCTACCTGCGCCACCACCAGTTTGTCTTAACGTATCTAAAGTATTTGCTAAAGCTTGATCTGTTTGTTCTATTTGCATTTCAGTAGCTTGTGTAGCAACACCTAAGTTAGCCATAGGGTTACTCATCATGTCACTTAAGTTTTCAGCTCCTTCATAAGGATTTATAATTTCCTGCCTATTAGCTTCTAGTTGAGCCATCTTAGCGTTCATTTGTTTAAGCTTTTTTCTAGCTCTTCTAGCGGCTCTTCTAGCTTTACCACCACCAATTATTCCTCCAGCGATTTGAGCTACGCCACCTATTATTGCGCCTATTGCCATTTATTTGTTTTTTTAATTAATTTTTTAATATCCATTGTTAGCTATATAATCACTACCAACAGAGAATAATTCTTTTTCACCTCCCGGGTTTGTAACAGTGTCTGTTGATATTGTTACTGTTGCGTAGAAAGCTTTAATACCTGATATTGCAGACCCAAAATGAATTTCACCTGGTGCAGAAGTACTAGAGTTTATTAGATTTGCAACATATTTGTTTTCTTTTCTGTCAAAACCTGCTTGATAAAAAGGTCTTAAAACAGCCGCTGTTCCAGTTAATGGGTTTGGTAAAGTAGAATCATATCTTCCTTGAACATAACTATATACGATAGCAGAATTATCATCGTAGTTAAGCCAGTTAGTAGTTCCTGAAGTTAAATCTCTACCAGTGTTGTCTGAATCAAAATTACTTATCTGCCAACCGCTACTACCTTCGTAGTTAACAGTTTTAAATGTTTTTGACTGTGATACGTTAGGATTAAAAACAAATGTAATAGATGTTGGTGTTGCTACTGTCCCACCAGGCGCGTTGTTAGAATAAAAGAAATTTCTAGTTCCGCCTTGAGAATAGTGCTCATAAAGAGACCCAAACTTTAAACTATAAAACTTATTACTTAAACTAAACATTTGATCTGGCTTATAACTAAAAAAGCTAGTCCAACCTTGAACTAAGTCATCAAAGCAAAGAGTTTCGTAACCACCATCAAAAGTAAATTCTTGTGTTCCAGATAATTGAGTAGAAACTACATACTGTTTATTATGAATATCATATCCACCTATTATTTTTCCATCTACACCACCTACATTAATACCAGAACTTAATCTGTCTCTAAAATAATCAATCATACCAGCGTTAGATATTTCACTTAAACTTCCGCCAGACATTCTTAATACTACACCATTGTTTTTATCAGTAAAATATTTATTGTTACCATATATAGCAAAGCTAGTAGGATCAGTACTTATACCAAACTTACCTACATAAGGTTGTATTGCTCCAATAACTAAATTAGAACTAGTTACAGTTCCTCCACCTTCAGCAGAATATATAGCGTCTTTATCTATTAGCGCTCTACTTATTTTTAGTTCTTGAAATATATTTAGATTAGTATCTTCTGCATATAGTTTTTGTATTGAACCATTAGCTGGGTCTACAGATTTAACTATATCATCAGCTACAGAAAATACATTTGTTCTATTTATTCCTGTTCTAGAATTAAATATACCAGAGTATATTAACGAATTACCTCTTACAGTTCCATTAGGCTCTTCTTCTACTAAATAAGCTTTAGCTCCAAAAGATACAGATGTATTATTATAACCGCCATTTATTCTAGATTCTTCTACAACCCAATTGTTTGGCACGTCTGCTGTAGTATTTGGATAACCGCCTTTTGAAGTTGGTATTCCAGTCGAACCATTCCATACAGGTATGTTACCAAAGTTGGTAACAGACTTGTTTACTTTCTTAAGAAGGAATGTATTGAAATATTTAACTTCTATTATTGCAGCCATAATTATTATTATTACTTATTTTTTTAGGTTTTTAAGTGTTACACACATTTGCTGGATCTGTGCTGTCTAAAGCTAATTTTACAAAACCAGCATTAGTTAAAGCTGTTGTGTTATCTGGAGCGCAAGCTGTTGTATAACCTGGAAAAGTATTACTTGGTGGGTCAACAAAACTCACAACTTCACTTTCACCACTACAACCAGTGTAAGTAGCTCCAATAGTATTACCACTTCCAGTGTATGTAAACTTGTAAGTAAAACAAGGTGTTCTATCTAAAGTTAAAACAAAACTACATGTGTCTGTTAAAGCTCCAGCATCTTGTAACGTAACAGATACAGTGTATGTTCCATCAGGCATTGTACTAGGAGGATCACCTCCTGCAAAATACACTCTTCCGTTCCAAAACTTATTAACTTTTGATTGATCTAATAATATAACTCCTGTTGGTGGATTATAAGTAGTGCTTCCTGTACCAGTAACAACTATACTCCAACTTAAATCTTTCCAAGCTATTTCATCAAAACCTACGTTTAAAGTACTCGCGCCGTTTAATCCTTGTAGATTAGTTATAGTACCGTTTCCTCCTCCACTAGTTCCAGGAATATAAGTTGAGTTAGTACATCCTGATGTTATATCTGGAGCAACGTTTATTAAAGATACTGGTTGTTGAGTAATAAAGTTTTGCGTTCCGTTATAATTTACTTCAAAATCAAATCTATATGTTTGATTTGTTGCCGCTTGATTACTATAATAAAAAGGAACTTTAGTTTTTATTTGATACGTGTTTGTACTACTAACATGCTCTAGTTCAAATAATTCAGAAGGATTTTGATCGTCTACTAAATTACCATTAAAATCATAAACGCTATTTAATTGTAATTGAGGTGGTGTTGTGTTTGCATAAACTATAGTGTTACTAAACTGATCTAATAAACTAAACGGAGTAGTAAACATGTTTCCATTAGGAGCTAAAGATTCTTTAAATAAATCTGTATTAAAACCGCTAATTGAAACAGCATCTGCTGTACCGCCTAATACAGCTTGATTTAATTCTGTTATTAAGCCTTCTGTTGTTGTTTCCCAGAATATATCTAAATCAGATTCTACAGGATCAGTTTCCATTATAGATAAATTGTTAGGTATAGTAACCCAATCAAAATTAATATTATCATTAGTAGGAGTAAAAGTTAACACGTCTCCAGAGCTAGTGCCTTCTAAATTGTTACTAAAAGTTAATTTCCACACACTACCATTACCTATACTAGTAATAATAGTGGTATTATCTGGAACACCATTACCTGTAACAGTTTGACCTGCAAATAAACTATTACCTGGGGCTGGATTACCACCAAGTGTAAATATAGGACTTATTGTACTTATAGTTATATTAACTTGGTCTGATGAAAGACCTGTTGTGTTTGCATCTACAGTTGCTGTTGTTGGTGTAGCTGTGACTCCTAATTGTTTAGAAGGTGTATTTATTCTAGCTATTAAAGGGTTTGAATTTACATTATAAAAATCTGGACTACCAACATATCCTATTTCAGAAATACCGTTAAATAAATCATCATCAGTAGCTATAACACTAACTAAACTAGGAAATGCTCCAGGATAATATTGTATGTTATTTTGCCAAACATCTTGAGTGTTTGTATTTTGAACTCTACCATTAAGAGTTACACTACTTCTAAATTGTTTTTGTTCAGGACCAACTTCTACTAAATCTCTAGGTACTTTATTTATATTGTCATTAAATAAAACAGCGTGAGAAGTTTTACCAAGTTCTTTAAGTGGTTCATTAGGATAAGCAGCCATTATACCTGGCAAATAAACATTGTAATATTCTTGTTCTGTTTGTTTTACAACAACCTTATAAGAATACCAACCAAGTGGATTATAATCAGCGCTTGTAGAATCTCCATTATATATGCCTGTTGCCCCTCCTGGAATAGTATTGTTAAATAATATTTTTAAAGAATTACCTGGAAACTCAAGAGCTTCTACATCTCCTTTTAAATAATCAGAAAAAACAGTAGAACCTAAGTATTTTTGATTTCCAAAAGTAACAGAATTGTTTTCATCAGATAAAATAACGCTAGAAGATCTACCAAATTTATCTGACAACACTATGCCTACTTGATAGTTTCTATTTTGTTTTAAAGAAGAGTTAGGGTATTCTACTGTACTAGTATTCCATCTTACGCTACTAGGAGCTGTAAAAGTTAAAACAGAAGCATTAGCTATACTTTGTGTAGTAGCGGCGCTTATTGTTACAGACGTTGCTGTAAAACTAACAACAACAGTATCGTTAGGAATACCTGAAACATTAGCGGTAACTACATATCCATTTTCAATAGATCCAGAAACTGTATTTGTATTTATTGTGGTAACGCCACTATTAGCTACACCGTTTGTTGTAGCTGTTCCTGTGCCTAAATTAAAATCAAGCTTTTGACTAACAGCAACATTATAATCTAATGAAGAAGGTGGTGTGTGTTTGTCTAAAAAATTACCATAAACAACTCTGTTGCTTATGATCTCTTGAGATAGAGCTTTTACAGGCACTTTATCGTACGTTCTTGTTGTTTCACTTAATGGTAAAACCTTGTATGGTTTTGTTGATTGATATTCATATTCAAAATGAGTTAACTGACCAAAAGTTAAATCAACATTATTAGCTATTGTTTGTTTGCTAGTTAAAACAACCTGAGTAGTTCCATTAAAACTAACAACTCTAGGGTTATTAACTATACCCGCTCCAGTAACTAACATACCTTGTTTAATAGGTGCAGAAACAGCATCAACAGTTATTGTTTCACTATTGCTAACCGCGCCGTTTGTAGTTGCTCTAGCTTCTTGATTTAGTAATTGAGAAACCTCCACGTTTTCTACAACTCTTATATTATTAGATGTAGACTCTTTAAATAATATATCTATTTCTGTTACTTTTAAGTCTCTAGCAAGCACGTTAGAAGTAGTAGGTAAAGGTATTCTAAGAATTATTTTATTAACTTTATTTTCCATAAAGTCTACAGTTGTAGTTCTGAAAGTGTCTTCTTCGTCTTGAATATTTAACTCAGGACTAGTATTTACGAGGTTGCCAAAATCAGGTGGTGTTCCATTTGGTATAGGATTTCTTTTATACATAAAATACCCGTCTTGCTTTGGTATAAAACACTCTTGAGTAAAAGGAGAAATTATAGAATACTCTCCATCTATATATTTAAATCTATAAGCAAATCTAATAAACTTATCATTTAAAAAATCCGTATCACCATTGTAAGTTATATCGTAATAATTATTATAGTTAAAAACCACCTCAGTGTTAGCCGCTGTATAAGCTGGTATACCACCATCTCCAAAACCAGCAGTCACAGTCCAGTAGTTTGTAGTATTTCCTACAGCACTAATAGTGAGAGGCGTTCCGTTGACAGATAATCCAGGTGTAAAAGTACCTGGTGATGTAGTATCTATAAAAGCTATAGTTGCTCCAGGTATTAAATCACCTTGATAATTAGCTTTTAAAATCTGCATAGTAGTATCTCCTGAAGTTATATTTGCGTTCAAAGTACCTAAACCACCATCAGGATAATATTTACTAACAACATCAAACATTGTTGTTTCATAATTTAAAGAACTTCCGTCTGGAAAACTACCAGTAGGATTTATATCACTTGAAATTCTATATAGTTCTATAGCTTTGTAGGGGTTATATTTAGCTACTGATATTTGATCTTCAGTTGTATAATAACTAGGAGTTGTAGAACTTGTTGGGTTTGCGTCATCAACATTTATAACCCTAGGTTGATTTCTGTTGTCTGTAAAGTATAATAAATTTTCTAAAATATTAACTCCTGTTATAGGGTTTAATGTAGAAAAATTTAAAAATGCACCTTGTACTAGTAACGTTGTCGCATTAGTTATTCCGCTATAAACAAGTATAGCGTGTTTTTTTGCTGGATCATATTTAGAAACAGTGTTATTAGTAATAAAAACAAAAACCCTGTTATTTATCTCATCAGTACAATAACCTATAGTAAAACCATCACTTATGCTAGATATTGTTCTAAGATCACTAACACGAGTGTTTCCTAAAACGTTTTCTAAAGCACCTACATTAGGACCTTCAGATCTACTAACCTGAGCATTTATTGCATTTCTATATTCACCAACAGGAATTAATCGATCATCAAGATCTTTATTCATTTTTCCTTTAATGAAATTGTTATTTACTTTTGCCATTAAATTCTAGTGTTTAATCCATTTAGATTGACCTCTCATCACTTGAACTATTTCATCAAGTTTAATATTAGATAATCTTATTTTAGCATTTCTAAGTGCTGCTCTTCTATCTTTTTTAAATCTAGCAACCATACCTTCTGGCGTGCCAGATCTGTTAGCTAATAGATTATATGATATACTCATGTACATAGCCTCTTCCGCCATTTTAGGTACTCTAGTATCTAAGTCATAAGCTAGTCCATCAGATATGTATTCTAATACAATTAACTTGTTAACTAAATTACTAGAAAAAGTAAACTTACCATCTCTTTCGTTTATACCAAACCAACCGTTCACATTAGAGTATTGAGGATCTAACCCGTATAGTCTTCCCCAGTTCCAAGGTCCTGATCCAAAATCATTGTTATAAACATCGTAAGCAAGATTATCAAGTTCATTTAAAGCTTGATTGTTTAATAGTCTATTAGCGTTTGTTTCCCTCCATCTCTCTACTGTTAACGATGTTCCTTCTAAGTCTTCACCAAAATTATCTTGAGTTGGTACACCTCTATCATCTTGTAATAACTTTCCGTAAGGATTTATAGTTAAGTTGTTGTTTGGGTACAATGGTCTTTTAACACCATATGAATCTATCCAAGATAAGGCTACGTAATTAACATAATCTTGCGGCATTATTAATGATAAACTTTCTGGTATTGTAAGCTCTTGTGATTTAATACTTTTTAAAGTATCGTAACTAAATTCTTGTAAAGATCTTTTTGCAAAAAACAATACATCAGATTTTTTAGCATTTTGTATTATTTTACCATCACCTACGTAACCAACCATATAGTTGTCTATAATGTCTTTTAACTTAACATATTGATATGTACCATAATTTTCTTCAACAGCATCGCCTATTGCTTCTTCTGCTATAGTGCTAGCATATTGACCACCGTCTAATGTTTTTAATTGTGAATGTAATAGCGTTGTTGACAACAGTGTAAGCTAAGAGATATTCACTCCAGCTTCCTGGAAAACCTGTAGTGCTAGTATATATTTTAAAGTTATTTAAAGCATATTCAGCAACCGCTGGATTGTAACTACCAAATACTAAATCAGTATCAAAAGTTGTTGTAATAGTAAGAGCATTACCAGTACCTCTAAAGCCTTGTGCGCCTTGATAATATTGTTGATTTGTTTCAGTTATTAATGCCATTTCTTATTAAGATTTTTCGTTAGCCTCTACTTCTTGAGCTTCAGCAGTAGCAGTTTGTATTATTGTTGGATCATTTATTATGATACCACAGTATTTTAATATGTTTATTATTATGTTTGTTTGCTCTGAAGTGTCTAATTCAAAGTTAGTAGAATTACCAGCGTTATATATATATTGGCCAACACTACCAGTAGTAAAAGCCCATACTGGAGAAGTAGGTTTAAATATAGCGTTAATGTTTAGAGCATTAGGCTGAGGACTAACTTTTATAAGTACAGAGTTATTTGGTCCTGTGCCTGTTGTACATAAGGGATACTGTACCGTAGGAGCTGTCAATGAAGATCTTGTGATTTTAGAAAAATCACTTTGACTAGCTAATTGTGTTATCGAATCATACTGAGGATTAGTTGTGTTATATGTAGATATTATTTCACCTAATTTATATATTGTTCCTGCTCCAGTATATTCCCATCCTAAAACTGCAGCACCAGCATTGTAAGTAAATGGCGCTGTTTTTTCAAAAGGATATAATTTATAAGCAGAGTCTTTAAACATGTTAAAAAACTCAGTATCATTTTGTTGATTATTTTGATTGTATCTGTTTAATTGATTACCATCAGGAAAATATGAATTAAATATTTCTTCTTGTACCTGAACAGCAAGACTATTAAACTCTGCAGGAGTTACATAACCTCTTTGTTCTTTGTTTAATATGTACAAGACTGTTGTGTATACTGTATTTATATTTACCATTTATTTTTATTTTTATACTAATAAGGCGGCCGAAACCGCCTATATATAGTATCACTTGTTTTTATAGCTTTTTATCTATAGATTTGTAAATTTCAACACCTTCGTCTGTTTTTAAGAACGCAGCAAATGCTGAATAAGGGTTTTCATCAAACGGAACGTTCATTAACTTTCTGTTATTAGTGCCCCATGTGAAAGTTCTTTGATCACTAGATAAATTTATTATGCCAGCTTCTCTAGCTTTTATTGCAAAATTCCTAAGCTGAACATTGTCATCATTAGCTAAGCTAATAAACATTGAAGCATTATTTTTTGCAAACAATAATAAATCTCTTTTAATTTCTTTAGAACTCATATTATTTACTTCAGAACCTCTTTCAACTCTTAAAATTGCTTCAGCATGATCAATATCAATTGATCTAGCAGCATTTAAAGCGTCAATTTGTAAGTCAAGTTCTTCTAAATCATCTTTAGCTTCTTCAACAGCGCTATACTCTTCGTATATTCTATCTTTTAAAGGGTGATATAGTGAAAGTAACTTTTGCAGGTTTTGCATATTTTTAGGAACTTTTAAAAAACCATCTCTAAAAATAATATGCCCCATAGTACATTCTCCTTTTTGTTCATCTACTAAAGGTGAATCTTGATTTGTAGCATATTTTATCTCTCTTTGTTTTCCTGTTTTTTCATCAAAATATAAAAGAGCATGTTTTCTTGTATGCTTACCTGGAATAGTTAATGTTAAAGGTGATTTGTTTCCTTTTAAATAATAAATTCTATCTCTTATTTCCCAACTAGGTTTAGCTGGTGGTGCTACTTTTGTAGCTACCGGCTGAGGTGCAACCTCAATAGTTTCTGCTTTAGCTTGTTTAGCCATAATATAATATAATTAAATAGTTTATAAAAGTAATAATTACCCCCGTTGATATAACGAGGGTAAAAATTACATTAAATGGATATTATAATCCTTGGAATAAAACGAAGTTGTTAGCAGCTTGAGTTACTAAACATCTTTCAGATAGGAAGTTTACTTCCATAGCATCAAGAGTTGAAGTAAATGCTCCACCTGCAGAACCAGTTAACCATGATTTCATTCTTCTGTCGTCACCTTGAGAAGCTCTATATCTTACGTGTAAGAAAGGTCTTCTAATGTTAGTACCTAAGATTTGATCATATACTGTAGAAGTTCCAGCAGGAACTAATACACCTTCGATCGAATTAACACCAACGATAGCACCTCTTGTAGAAGCGTCGTTTAAGTATTTCCAGTCAGTTTTGTAGAAGTCATAAGAACCTCTTCTGAAACCAGAGAAACCTAAGTTAAGTGCCATTTCTTCTGAATTTTCGAATAAACCGAAAGCAGTAACCAGAGATAGAAGCTAACATATCGTCAAAATCAAGAGATGTTTGTCTCTGTAAGAATAACATGTTTTCTTCAATAGCTCCTTGAGTATCTAGGTTTTTAAGTATTGCATCAAAGTCATCAAGTCCAGCAGCAGCAGTAAATCCTACTTCTACGTTTCCTCTTGCTCTAATAGCAGCAAATAAACCTTGTGTACCTGGTAAGTTAGCAGCGTCATAAGATCCTGCAGCACCACCAGCATTTGCGTTTAGTTCACCTTCAACCATTGCCATTTCTAAGTAATCTTCGAAACGTAGTCTAGTTTCAGACTCAGCTTTTAGATACCATAAGAATCCAGAAGCTCCATCTTCAGTAGCAACTTCAACCCAACCGATTTGTGCCATATCAGATCCAGTAACAACGTACTGATCTCTTATGATAATTGGTGAGTTAGAAAATTGTGTGAAAGAAGGATCAACAGATATTCTAGCAGCAGAGTTTCCTACTCCTGCTCCAATAGTTGTTCCTTTTGTGTAATCAGAACCATATACAAACATTTTAATTGTTGCAGAACCAGCAGTTATCCCTTGCGCAGCAAGTGATGTGTTAGCAAACGGTTGAACTGTAACAGTTCCAACACCACCAGCACCAGCAACTCTTGCTAAAACGATACCTTTTGCTTCAGCTCCTGTTGCAGGATCTAAAAGTACAACAGTATCATTGATAGATATAACGTTGATAGCAGTAGTACCGCCACCAATTGTTACAACTGACTGATTGTTACCACCAGCAGCAGCTCCAACACTACAATTATCGTAAGATATATGTAATCTGTTTTGTTCAGACCAAATTACTTGATCAGATGTCATTGGCATTTCAGCGCCAACCATTCTTAAAAAGCCAGATAACGTTCTGTTTCCATAACGCTCTACTTCTTGTTCATAAATTTCTGGTAAATATTGTTGCGCGAAGTTTCCGCCAGCCGCGCCATCAAATACTAAGTAGTTTGAAGGACTTGGAGTTTGGATAGGACTTGGAACAATAGCACCAAATTGTGGATTTAAACTCATAATTGTTTAATTTTTAATTGTTAAATTTTCTTGTTTTGATTTTCAATTTTGAAGAATCAGCACCAGAAATAGCTTTAACCTTATAGCCGTTTACAAAAACTTCACCTTGTTGGGTTCTAGCTTTTATCGGTGATAAGTTTTTAGACTTGTTCACCACGTCTTTAACTGCGTCGGCTTTTCCTTGCTCATAAAAATGAGTTGCGATTCTATCGACATTATCAGCAGCGTATATAGCTTTATGATAACCTTTTGTATCAGTAACATTGCCCTCTGCGTCCAGGAACTTCCCGACTAGGTTGTTAATGTTTGATTGGTTTTCTGCAACTTTATCTACATCTTTAATATTATACTTAAATCTTTTATCTCCAACATTGATATCGAAACCTTCGAATTCGTTATTAAATAATTCTTTAGTATTTTTTTGAAATACATCGTGTTGTTGCTCAGCTTGTTCTTGCTGTTTGTTGTAGCGATTAAAAAAGTCCATAGCTTTTTGTTGGTCCTGAGTTACGCCGGGTCTCAACTTGATTTCGTCGTAATATTTATTCTTCGTTTCCTCTAAAAAGTTTTTTGCTTTTGCAATCTCTTCTTTTTTAGCGAGTTTTTTCTTTTTGACGTCACGCTCTTCGTCAAGATCTGTATCATATTGGAAGCTATCTTCCATTATAAAATCTATTTCCTCTGAATTTAAATGAGGTTTTGATTTTTTGTAATATTCTTTTAATAAAGTATCTTCATCAACATTAGTGTAATCGGCATTTAATCTAGTATAATCTTCTATAGTTCCACCAGTGTCTTCCATGAATGAAACTAGTTTTTCAATGTTTTCTGGTAGTTGTTTACCTAAAACTTTTTCATCTCTTATAGTTTCTTTTACTTCTGCTTCTACTTTCTTAACTTCTTCTTCAGTTACTTCTTTGATTGGAGAAAACCCTTCAGCAGTCTCGTTGGACTCTTGTACAGGTTCTCCCACCTCTGCGCTATCTCCGGATGGTTTTTCCACAGATACCTCCTTTGTTTCTCCGATTTGAATGGCATCTTCTTTTTGTTTTAAAGCTTCTTTAGGTACTGTAACTTTAACAACATCATCTGGTATTTCTACCAAAGGTTCTTTTAAACTTACTTTTACAATTTCTTGTTCTTTGTTACCTAGTTGCTTAGGTTTTTTAGACTTTATTTTAAAGTCACCTTCCTGCTTTACAGGTTCATTTGTTTTGATTTCTGACATAATATAATATAATTAAATAATTAAATAACTCTATAAATCTTATTGTACGGGCATTGAATTAGCGCCTTCTAATTCAAAATTTATAGGATCGCTATCGTTTTTTCTTTGAGCGATCATTTTACTTTGTTGCGTACCTTCCATTTTAATACGCTTGTCTTTTCTATTTTCTATTTCTTTTTCTTTTTGACTAGCGGCCTGCATATCCATTTGTTTTAACTGCATGTCAAATTGAAACTGAGCTTCCATTTTTTGTTGCTCTAATTGAGCAGCTAACTCCATACGCTGTATCTCCATTTGATTAGTAGCTTGTTCAAATTGTACTTTAGAACCTGATATAGCTTCTTGTTTTTGTACTTCAGACATTGCTATTTTTTCAGCAGCATCAGCTTGAGCTTGAGCTTGTGCTTCTGCTTGTTCAAGAGCATTTTCTTGATCTTGTTTACCTTTAGCTTTACGTTTTATTTTAAGCATTTGATTAGCTAACTTAAGGTTTTTAATTTGTCTTAAATCTATAGCATCTTCTAAATCAATACCACCTTGTTGTAAAGCAACTTGTATGTTTTGTTCCAACTGAGCTTGTTCTTCTTCATCAGGCTCTAGTTCTAAAAATATACCAAAGTCATGTAAGTTTAAATTACTTATTTCTGTTAAAGTGTTTACGTTATAATTTGATATACCATTTACTAGTGATTCTGCTGTAAGTGGAAATTGTAAAGCATCGGCTATTTTTAAAGCTATATTTTCTGCTGTTCTTAACGTTATGTATAAACTAGCTTGTTTAATATGTCTTGTAGCAACGTTAGAAGCGTTAGCAGCTAATTTTTGTAAGCCAACTAATGTTTGTTTATCTGGCGTACTACCATCACGAGCTTCATTAAGTCCAGTTACATCACGTATCATTTGTAAATAATACTGATAAGTTTGTATTAAACTTTGTATCTTACCTTGACCAGAACTAGAACTTAATTCTTGGATAGGTATTTTACCTGGATTCATATCACCGTCTTGTGTGAGTGATCTACCAACAATACTACCAGTTTGGAAATACATGTTAAGTGCTTCTGCTGGATTATAGTTTGTACCGTTACCTAAATCAACCTCTGCTAAACCATCCATGTCTAAATAAACACCGTCTGGCACCATTTTAGACATTACTTGTTGTAGCTTTAAATGTGTTAGCTGAATCATATCAGCAAAACCTATACACTTGCTAACTAAAGATTCTATTCTACCTTTGTACATACGAGGTGAACATATAGAATAATTCATTTCAACTTTAGTTGTGTCAGCTAGTGGTCTAGACATGTTTTCAGCAAGTTCCCATTTTAGCATTGTATCAGTACCTAAAACTTTAGCACCACTATATAAAACTTCTATAGATCTTGATACTCTTTCAAAGTTATCACTTTCAGGTGGGTTAAATGTATCAGGTTTTTCTAAAGCTTTCATTAAGCCTTGATCTGTTTGTTTTATTTTAAATACTTGATTAGTATAAGTCTTGTAATCAAAGTATAATATCTGTACGGTGTTTTCATCATAATCACCCCAACCAGTTAAATACTGTCTATTACCTGGCATTTTTTGTATACGCTCAAGTTCTTCTTTACTAATACCTGGAAACTCTTTTTTAAGTTCAGCTATTGTAATAGACTTAAGTTCACCTACATAGTATATATCTTCAAAGTTTGGATCTTCTGTGTATGAATAAACCATATAAGCAGGATCAACATAGTCAACTGTAATTCCTTCTGCTGTGTTGAAATTAGTCTTAGCAGCAGCAATACCACAAACCGTTAAGTCCATGTTTAATCTACGTCTTGTTAAGTCAAATTTATTTTGAGCAAACACAGATGATATAGCTTCTTCTTCTGCTATTTCAATTGACTGCTTGTAGCTAAGCTGCATGTGCAGTTCTAACTCTTCAGGTGTTTCAGGTAGATTACTAGGGTTAGTACTTTGATATAAGTTTATACCTAAAGTATCTTCTAATCCTTTTAAGTAATCTTTAGCTATCATATCTTCTTGTATTTTAGAAGCATATTTAGTTCTAGCCTTTACTGATTCTGGATCCTGAGCGTAAGCTTTAATATCGTATGTTTTAGAAGATATACCGTTAACAACAATATCAACAAATTTAGATAATATAGGAACTGGTTGCCAGTCTAAATTAAGATAAGACAAATCACCATTAATAGATAATTCATCTTTATATTTCTGTACACTTTGTTCGCCACGAGCATATAACCTTAATTGGTGAAATTGATTCCAATTAGTTAAATATCTATTACCTGTAGTTCTTCCTGAACGAAACCACTCATATTCAATAGCCATTGCAACCTGACTTCCATATTCAATGCTTGCTTTTTCAGCATCACTCACTACTTGACTAGGGAAAGCACTATTGGTATTAGTATATATATTCATTAATTTATAATTTTTGATAAAGTTCCTTTGTTGTTGTATCTTTTTATACCTAGATCAACTGGTTTTAATTTAATTTTATTGTTTGGAGCATATCTATGCTTGTTACAAGCCATTAACGCTAATCCAGAACTAATAGAGGCATCATGTGATGTTCTATTATTTATATTAAACCTAGACCAATCTTCTAGAGTTCTTTGAAAATACATATCTCCATATCCTGTTTCTTTTAAACCAACAAATGTTTCTACATATGTTTCTATGGCAGACGCGTGAGCTTGTTTTATATCTTCACTTGAATTAGGTATACCACCTATTTCTCTTTCTGTTACTGATAATTTATTTCTTTTTTTATCTGGCCTGTTCATTGCAAAACCTCTATAACCTCTACGTTTAAAGTAATAAAGTAATCTTGGTTTATTGTTTTCTGCTAATATTGGCATACCATAAAATACGCAAGCCATAAGTACGTCTTCAAAAAATATTTCAGCTGTTTGTGGACGAGCGATATATTCTAAGAAAAAATGATTTGGCGGAACTTCTTCCATGCTAAACTTAGTTAAACCATGTAAAGAACCGTTTGATCCTCTTTTATCTACCGTACCTGATATATCATAAGGATCACATCCAAAAGCACCACAATGTTCATTACCTGGGTAATTAACACCGTTTTTAATAAACCTTTTATTTTGTAGATGAGCTGGAGGAACCCAGGTTATATAAAATCTACCTTGTTTGCTAGGTGCAAATATAACTCTTGTATCTTTTTCACTATTTTCCCATTGAAAATTACCTTGAGTAATAGATACTGAGTTTTTTAAATCTTCATTAAAATCTATTTGTTGATATATCTTAGTTAAATTAAATAAAGACATTTTAGACTCATCTCTAAAAGCGTGTTTAGTTGTACGAGGAAACTGTCTATAAAATTCATTTAAACCATCTTGATCATCTTTAAGACCTTCTACCTCGTTATCCCAGTATTCAATAACCCCAAGTTTGATTGGCGTTCCATGAGGTCCAAACACTGGTTTTTGTGGTGTTTCGAAGACAGGCATGCCATAAGAATCAATGTATCCCTCGTAATTCCATTCCATAGGAATGAACAAAGAATATAGTCCTGAACGAGTTTGTCCATTTGCATTTCTTTTTGTAACATCTGAGTCATCGTATAATTTTTTAAAATTTCTACCACCTTTATCTAAAGCATTCGATGTTGATCCCATCATACATTTACCTATAATTCTAGAACCTAATCTTAATGTTGTTTTAGTAACACGCCAGTTGTTTTCTATATTATTAGGTCTTTCCCATTTACCACTTTCATCATGTACTAATAATTTTAATTTCTCACCATCATAAGCATTGTCTCCAGTATTTTTCCAGTCAATAGTTGTATCAAGCCCTGTAAGATCTTCTTGTTTATCTGTAGAAACTATAGACCTTCTTGTAAATTTAGATGCTGGCACACGATATGCTAACTCTGTTTTAGGTCTATCCATACCATCTTGTATTGGTTTAAAAAAGAAAGGATAGTTAACTGATATTGGTACAACTTTATCTGTGAACATTTTTTTAGCATCAGCACCTGATTTAGATAGTATACCAAAACGAGCATCACTAGATATGGTAGCCATATTAACAGTTTCGCCAGAAGCCATAAAAGAAAAACCAGATCGTCTATTTTTAAGATAACACATGCCATAACTTCTTTGATCAGCTCTACATGCTTCCCAAAATATAAAAAATAATCTATTTGATTCTCTAAAGTCTGGTTGTCCAACATCAATTTTTGACCATTGTAAGTACATGTAATGAGTACCTGTTAAATATGTAGGTATATCTTTATTTATATACCAAAAACCTTCTTCGCGTCTTTTAAATTCAGTATCAATATAATCGTACCATGTCTCTTTAAAATCCTCAGGGTATTCTCTCCAGTCAAATACTGTTTTTATTCTGCTTAATATCTTAGGATATTCAAATCTAGTCCATTTGTTTTTTTCAAACTTATGAACATTGTTTTGTTTAGGTAAAGCTATTTTAAGATTTTGTATTTCGTATATATCTCCAATTTGCCCAGTCTTAGATATAACAACCATATCATGCTCTTCGTTATATCCATATTCCCATTTACTATACCTATTCATTCTTTTAAGAACTTTAGGTTTTACATGGTCTTTTATTATTTTATATAAAGTTTGCTTATACATTATTTAGATCTCCCTTCAGCAAAACCACGAAACGTAGTTTCTTTTTTAACTTCTTTAGGTTTTTCTTCTAACATATTTTTTTCTTCTTCAATACGGTTAAGTATTTCAAAACAATCAAATATAGCTAGCTTTTTTGTAGCTGCTGCGTTTTTAAGTCTATCAGCTGATATGTCATCGTCTGAATCTACTATAGGTTCTTTCGCAACCTTAATTAATTCCTCAACTGCTATTTGCCCAGCTTGGATTATATTCAACTTCGTTTCCTTCGTATTCATATTTTATAACAATATCATTTGATTTCATACAATATAAACGCTCATTTTCAACTAAAAACTCCCATTCACCATTAGGTGTATAACCTACTAAGTCTCCCTGGTTAATTTCTAGCGCTTCTAATGAACTATTGCCATATTTTAATATACCAATAAGCTTTTGCTCTTTATCTAGCGTTAAACTATCATTGTCTTTTATAGGTTTTATAAAACACCTATCACCAAAACTGTGCCAACCTTTTTTATTTTTATATAAATACACTTGGTCAATAGCACAAAAATAAAGATCATCTTTAAAATAAGACCTACTTTTTTTCTTTTTACCTTTCATGTCGTAAAAAGTTCTAAAAACGTTTTGATGTATAACAACTATATCTCCTTTTTTAATTTTACTATTAAAAGCTAAAGGAGTTTCTATTACCGTAGCAAGTCTATTTACAAACTTCCAGTTTTCTATTTTTGTATTAATAACAACGTCTACTCCAGATATTTTAACTGTGTTACTATACTTGTAACCTAATGGTTGTATAATAAAATCGTATATGCTTTTCATTAATAGTTAAGATCATACTCAACAGATATAGCCATGTTAGAGTTAAACTTTTTCCATGGCAATACCTCGTTGTTTTTCTTTATATGTATGTTATAAGAGTTATCAGAGTCTTCAAATAAAATATGAGAAATTTCATGACCTCCATAAACCTCTTGACCTACAGAGTAATGCATTGCATCATTTTTATAATCAGATCCAATACTAATCTTTCTTATATTATTTTGCATCTTCTTTTTCAATGTCTGTGTAAGTACCGTCTTTAAGATCAATATTTACTTGGCCATATTCTTCTTCTAATTCTTTTTTCGTTTCTTCAATAACTTTAGAAAGATCATTTATTTTTTGATGTATATTTACTTTTTGTACATCTAAAACACCTAGTGATCTAAGCATTTCGCTTAGTTCTACTTGCTGCTTGTTAACAGTTTCTAACTGTTTTTTACTGATCATTTTTTTTGCTTCTTCCATAATTTAATTTAATTTAATTTATTAATATTCACTTATTTATATAGTCACCTATATATTACTTATTTACATATAATAACATCAGCCTCAGTTACACCTGTACCTAATGATGTTATAAAGTCTACAGCTACTGGTAAAAATGATCCAGCTTGTACATTTTCAAATGTTATTGCTTGTGCTGCAACTGGTACTCCATCATTTACAGCGGTTATAACAGCTGTTGCGCCTCCAGCACCACCACCTGCTTCTACTACAGTAATAATATCACCAGGATTATAACCAGATCCAGCAGCTACGATAGCTAAAGATTGTATAACTCCACTTGTTTGTGTTATAGCTACAGTTAAACCTTGAGCCATATTATTAGAACATGTTGTTGCTGCAGTTACAGTACTATAAGCAGCACCTCCTGATGTCAAATTTAATGTACTAACAGAAGCTAAACTTGTTCCTGCTACAATAACATTTATGTTACCCGTAGCGCCCATGTATAATACAGAGCTGTTTAAATTATTACCTAAAACACCTGTTTGGTTTTCAAAAATCCAAGCTGGTTTACCATTTGGAGTTCCTACTAAACCTGTTGAACGCATTGCTTTACCAGCTATACCATCACTTATTGGAAATTTACCCATTTTTTTATTTTTATTGTTTACTTATTGTTTTAAATTTTTCTACACCACGTGAACCAAAATAGGCTACATAAACTGTCGCGGTTAATGTTTTTAATAAACTTATCCATTCTTGTTCTACTGTAAAAGATAATGATTCATGACTATCAACCCATATAAAAGCTACAGTCATTACAGTTAGAAATATTAAAGACATTGGACGAGTATTTTTACTAAGCCACGAATCTGATTTCATATCGCTAGCCCAGCGTTTTGAGATTTCTTGCATCTCTACCATATCTTGCTCTAAAAGTTTAAGAGCTTTTTCTTTGTCCTCTGCAGGTAGCACAGGATCTTTATGTATAAGGTTTTTTACTAAACCAAAAACCCCAGCATCAGGTAATACATCACCAGCTAGGTCTAATATTCCAGGAGCAGCTTTACTTAAAAACTGTCCTACTTTAGTTTGATTAAATTTTTTTTTCATGCTTTTTTATATGCTTCAGCCTCCCATGGTAAGTTTTTAGCACCTTCCGCCATATCAGCTCTTGAATATGTTTTACCTTTCCAATAAACGTTTTCATCATCATAATCTAAATCACCTCTTTTCATTTGGTCTATGTGTATCATTTCGTGATTTATAACTTTTTCACATTCTGAAGGATCTAATTTATTATTTAATATAATAGTTCCATTATTGTTAGCTTTACCCATAACTCCATCTTCCATTGGTACATTGTAAATAGGTGTGCTATTTGTATTATATGGAGGGTTGTTTAATTTAAAAGCCATATTATTTTTTATAAGGTAGTAATTTGTTTAAAGCATCCCTACGACTTTGACAGCCGCAGGGAATGTTTAAACCTTTTGATACATTATCAACCAGTTTTTTGATACCAGAAGCTTTAGTAAACTTCTCTATGTCATCTCCTAATCCTCTAGATCTCATGCTGATTATTATGCGAATGCAGCAGTTCTCCAGTACATTTGAACTGGTGTAGCAGCTTGATCAAGTCCTAATTGAGCTGAAGCTACAACTCCACCTGGATTAGCAGTCATTGCAGAACGGATAGCAGCAACAATAGGGTTGTTTTGTCCATTTACAATTGTTGGATTTACAGCAGCTGAAAGACTAGTAGATACTGTTAAAGTTAGCTTTTGGTAACCTGCAGCTTGAGCAGCTCTACCAGTTAAACCAATTATAGCTGTTTTAGCGTTAGCTCCTGTTGCTCCAGTTGCTTGAACTCTTGCAATGTCTTCTACATTTACTAAGATGTTTTCTGTTGGTCCTAATGGTTGTACAGCGGCTGAGTTTCTTACGCTGAATTTAATAAATTTTGCCATTTTGTTTGTGTTTTGTTTTGTTTGTGTTTATGTTTTGCGAGTTTTATACAGTTCTCTACTGTTATGATTTACGGTTGTTTTCTCCTACAAATCGTGAGTGTTCACCATTTCTTCCGTGTTTTACTTTTTTTAGATGAGCTTTTCTTCTTTCTTTATCTTTACCATCTCCAGTTGAGCCTTGATTAAAACCATGTGTAGGATCTCCTTTGTGTGTTAGAGGTGATCCACCCATTTTTGATTGTGAATGTTTTGACATCCATGATCTTCCTCCGCTAGCATCTTTAGCTACAGGATTGTCATTCATTAAATTTGATCTTTCAGTTTTAACTGATTCGCTTTTGTAACCTTTGTTTAGGTTTTTAGTTGGTGCTCCTTTATCGTACATAGTTTTATTTTTTAAATTTTTTATTATCGTATTTTAAGTCTCCAGCTAATCTTGAAATATGTTTTTCATCAGCTGTCATGTTTTTATCACTATGACCATGTTTGTTATCATATTTAATATCTTCTTTAAGATACGTCATATGAGCTTCATCGTCTTTTTTAGTTGCTTTGTAATTAGATTTTGTTACTTTAGTATCCGCATGGTTTTTTGACCATTTAGCGTTACCTGTGTATTCTCCGTAATGTCCTTTGTGTCCCATTTTATTTTTCTTCTTTTTCTTCTTTTGGTGGATTATATTGTGAATCATACATCTCTTGCGTGTATAATTGTCCGTCTATCATTTTCCCAATGTTTTTAAAATCTTTTTGTTGTTTATTTTTAGCATCTATAGTTGCATTAGCCGCATCTTGTATCATACCAACTTCAGATATATAAGTTTCACCTTTTGGGTTATAGTAACTTCCATGTAATGGAGATTTTGAATAAAAATTAGGTATTTTAAATGCCATAATTATGCTCTTGCTGCAGCCGCTTTAACTTGATCTTCATCTTCGCGAACTTGTTTAACGTTTTGTTTTGGTTTTGTTTTTCCAGCACATTTTTTTCTAGCTTCTCTTATTTGCTTAGCTGTCATACCAGCGTCTGTTGCTACTTCGTAGTCAAACTCTGCTGAGCATGGATCCATTGCTGGTTCTTTTTTATTAAATGGTGAAAGCATTTTATTAGGTGAGTTAGCTTCTATTTTATCTTGTCTTGCTTGCTCCCAACCTGACATTTTACCGTCTTTATTTAAATCTCCTAACATTTTTACAGGATCTTTACCGTACGCGTGGAATTTTTTTGAAAATGGTGAACTCATATTTTTATTTTTTACAGTTTTTTAATTCTTCTCTAAGACCATCAACTTGATCAGATAAATTATCCCAGTTACGAACTTTTTTATCTTTTTTAGTTAAATCTCTCATTTTTTTTATCTCAGCTTGTTTTTTATTTATTTCATCTTGAATATCTTTACAAGATCTTATATTTAAAAAAGGAGTTGTTTTATCTCCACTAGCATTTCTTTCTAATTGATCAGCTGTTTTAAGTAACTTCTTTTCTTTTCTAGCTTTTTTCTTATCAGACATTGGTTCTGATAATTGCTTTATAGTTTTGTCTAATTTTTTTTCTTTTCTTTCCGTGTCTCCAGTTGTGAAAGGTCTATCAGGACTAGAGCTATACAAAGGTGATCCGTAAAAGTTTTTTATTTTAAATGCCATATTATTATTTATTTTTACAACCAAAGTTATTAGCGTAGTTAGCCATTTTAACAACTTCTTCGCTATATTTATCTTTACTTGACATTACAGATGATGCAGCAGAACAAGCGTCTTTAAAACCGTTCTTTTTAGCCCATGCTGTAAATTTACCTTTGTTCTCTGGTTTAATTTCAGGAAATCCTTCTTTATAAAATGGAGATCTCATTATATTTTACTTTGTGCTTTTAACACTGGATTCATACCACCACCTTTTGCAGGTGCTTTTAATACTTCCATGCCAGTTATACCTGAACTTGAACCCATCCCATGTGCTCTACCTACCTGATTTAAAGGTCCGTCCCATACGTGAGATTCACCTACTATACCTACTTTAGTTCCAGGTTTTAATTTTTCCATTGAAGGATCATATTTTCCGTGATGCATAATATTTATTTATTAATTAATTATTTCTTTTCATTTTACAACTTCCTTTATATTTTCTAATTTTAGCTAAAGCACTTCCGTCTACAACTCCATCGTCTCCGCCCATCATTGTTTCTTCAGCTTGCATTGGATCTATAACTGATGGATTTGATAAATCACCACCAGGTGTTTGTATTGTATTGTTACCAACAGTATTACCACCACCAGTAAGTGTATCAAGTTTAGAATTTATTTCAGAAATTTGTGACTGAACATCTCCTTGGTTATTAGTTCCTCCAAAATTAGTTAAACTATTAGCTGCTATATTTCCTATTCCACCACCAAGAGAGTTCATTAAGCTTTGTTTTCTTGCTTGGTACGCGGCTCTTTCAGCTGGATTCATTGCAGCTAGCTTTTCTTTTCTTCTTTTTCTTCTTCTTCTGCTTCCGAAAAGTTTTAATGGACTGTTGCTCATCTTTGTTTGTCTTTGTTTACGTTATATATAGCTTTTGTCATTACTTTGTCTGTATATGTATCTCCAGCTATTAATTTGTTTCTTCTAGCACTTGTTGGTATATCATCTTCGCCTAGCATGATTCTATAAATTCTCATTATAAGTTGTTTACATTTAAATGATACTTTATATATATTATATTTTTGTGTAGTTCTGTTTCTATGTCTCCACACAGTTATCCAACCATCTTTTAATAACCTACTCCATCTTCTGTTATCCCAACTGTAAGAATAAACACCTTGTTCAAAATCATACTTACTAAAAAGATCCATACAGTCTAAATAAATTAAAACTTCTAAATCAGCATCAGTTAAGTTGTTATTTTTGCATGCCCACTTTCTAATAATTCTATAATGCTTAAGTAAGTTTAACTCTTTAATGTCACTAGCTACTAATTTCATAAAACAACAACTACATCTTGTATTTTTATAACGTGATAAGTTTGTTTATTAATTACTATTTTATGACCAGCGTGTCTATCAAAAAATATTCTTGAACCTTCGTTTATTCCTTCTATTTCTTCACCTATTGATTTAACATTTGCCTCTACATATCTAATGTCATCTCTATGTGATTCAGCAAGAAGTAAACCACCTTTAGTTTTGGTGGTTCCTTCTTTTATTTTTTCTATGATTAAATTTCTACCTATTGCCTTCATCTATTCTTAAATTATTGATTACACAATCGGTTGA